CGCTATCTTCACTTTGGCGGGTTACGCGCTTACAAAGCCCGCTCGACACGCGCTCAAGTCCAAGCCACTCGCCACGGGCCCACAAGCGACTCGGACCAGGTTGGCCGAGCTTCTCGGCCAGCATGGTAGCAACACTTCGAAACAACGGTTCATGAGGGGACCAGAACGCATCCAGCCACAGCGACGTCACACGACTGTGAGCCAACTCAAGCGACGGTTTTATATCTGATGTAGCTGCCGCCAAAACGTACTTCAACGACTTCGGCACTGCCATGTACATCCCATCTTTCAACAGGAAGTACTGACTCAGAAACGTCGCATCTTGAATGCTCTTGTGCTGCTTCACGTTCTCAACCGGCAACTTAATGCCAACCTCGCGGTAGTGCTCGAAGAACACCTCCGGCAAGGCTCCAGATAGAAAGTCATCACCGTACAAGGCGAACGGATGCTCCCAGAATGCCTCTTCCTGCAAACCGGTGCGCAGCCACGCGTACATACACACCAGGATGTGACCTAGCGTGTTGTCATGTGCAGTGTTGACCGACCCCGACTTGTTCCCGCCCCACACGGCCCACATCGAGCCGTCAGACAGGTGAATCGGTGCCTGGATTAGGTTGTCTACGTAGCAGTTGTGCCTCTCCCAGTTATCGGGCGTCTGGTCTTCGTCTCTTAGCGCGAACCATCGCACGGTGTAGACGGCGCGGAGGAGCCTTTCGGTCATCCCGCTGTCCCACTGCTTTGCGTCGGCCTCAGTCACCCCACCGGGGAACTTTCGCGCTAGACGATCCCATCCACCATGGAACTTCGACATTCCAACTGCGGAGTGCGTCATCGTGTGTTGGCTGGTCATTCGCTCGTTCATGTCTTCGTACAAACGAGCTCCGAGCACTGCGAGGTCAACGGGCGCCCCCGTCACAAGTCGCGCTTTCTCGGCCGCCTTCGCGATCGGCAATATCTCTTTCTTGCCGAAACCGTGCCACACTATCCGAGCATCCCGGCTAGGGTACTGCCAGAGCTTCCGCACCTCTTCAGGCGCCTGCTCAATGGCCGCGGCTTTCGTTCGAAACCGCTGCTTCCACGGCCAGCCGGGACTGTTGCTCAGATCCATGTTCAGTTGGTCTTCGGAGCGGACGCGGGCTTCGCCGCAACGGGCGGCGAACCAGCGGCACACTCCTTCGGTGGCTCGGTCAAACGTACTTTCGCAGAAGTTGACCGCACTCGGGTAGCGGAATTTCTCGATTTCTTTCCGCTCCTTTTCAGCGCTGACTTCGC